CATGGGGTGTCAATGAAGCCAAGTGGAGAGCTGCAGCGGTATACTGCAACGATCGTGGTTGGAAGTTCGACATACTTACTGAAAAAGAACTAGGAATTAAGTTTTAATGGCAACCGTATTTGATACCATCATCACACAAGGTGTTCGTTCAGGACAGATTCCTGCACGTACAAACTCTGCGCGTGCTTGGTTTCGAGATACTGCAGGTAAGATGAGTCGTATTAATGAGCGTGAGATGATGAAGGGTGACGTGAGTCGTATGACTACTCAACCTCTTCTCGGCTCAATGTACATGTTCTACTACGATCCGAAACATAAAGAAGAGCTTCCATATTACGATAGATTTCCTTTGATCTTTCCATATAAGAAAGTCAAGGGTGGATTCATGGGATTGAATCTACACTATCTTCCTTTGCAGCTAAGAGCGAAGTTGATGGATGGGTTATATGACTTTGCAAACAACACTCGTTACGACGAGTCAACAAAGCTTAAACTCAGCTACGAACTGATGACTCAAGCAGCAAAGCTAAGATGGTATGCTCCATGCATTAAGCATTATTTGGCTTCACATGTACAATCAAAGTTTATGTACGTTTATCCTTCAGAATGGGATATCGCCTTATTCCTACCAACAGAACGCTTCGTCAAAGCAAAGAAGAATCAAGTTTGGATGGATACCAAAAGAATGCTGGGAGTTACTAAGTAATGTCAAACAAAGCTGAAGGAAGAACCAAACAAAATACCGCCGCCGGGAGACTTTTAACTTTTTTTAGTCCACTAGTTGAGTCTGTATCTGGAAAACCTATCAGTGCATTTGTTCAGTCGAGTCAGGTAAAAGGCGGAAATACTGGAGGAAGAGCCAAAGTAGGATCAACTGAGCGTGCTTATCAAGAATTATTTGACAGGATTGAGGCTCGTGATAATCCGCAAGGCGCGCGGGGCTCTCAAGGCGCAACAAGCAGAGGTGGTGCACAAGGAGCAACCGCGAAACCTAAGCCTGTGGCAAAAACACAAGTAGCTAAAGGTATCAATACTAATACAAAACAAGAAATTGAAACTAAAAATTCTGCGTTTGATACGGGTGAACGTACTAAAAGCATATTTAATATCGGTCGATTCCGAGCCGAAGTTTCTGGTGCAGATAGTATACTTCCTACACACAGCTTCTTAACAGTTTTTGCTCCGATGCCATGGGCAATAAAAAAGTTTCCAGCCGGAAATCTCGATTCGATTCTGACAATGAGATGTGATAACGTTGTTCTTCCTTCTATTAATCTATTACAAGAACAAAACATTAGAAGATATGGATTTGGCCCAGTTGAAAATGTTGCGTATGGCGTAAATGTCGGAGATTTTACTCTTCAGTTCATCGTCGATAAAGACGCGCTGGTTGTAGAATTCTTTGAAGAATGGTTAAATTTAATTGTCAATCGCGACTCTTTTGGTGGCGCGAATATGAATAATAATAAAATTGGTGGTATGCGAAGACCATATGAGATCGCTTACAAAGATACGTATGCGTGTCCGAATGTAAATGTATTTGTATATGATCGGTCACAAAATGCTGTGATGGAATATCATATATATGATGTTTTTCCTACCGGCATACAAAGTATGAATATGTCATGGAGCGAAGAAAATACTTTAATGAAATTAAACATAACTTTTTCTTTTACTGATCTTCGAATTGAAAGATCGAAATCGAAGAATAAAAAAAGCCAATCGATTAATGATGAAATTAAAGTAACTGCGACTGGTCCGTATGCGGTTCAAGGAATGGGTGCTGGAGGTGTTGTTGATCTTGCTACTCTCGATCCAACAGGTGCTCGCGGCCTCGAACTGACAGATCTATCAAATGAAACTACAATCATCGGCGATGGATTTAGATCAAGAGGTTCGCCACCTCCTCTTCCGCCAGACACATTTTCTAACCGCGGCGTTGAACTCGCCGGGTTTCCGAAACGATATGACACTCTTGGAAATCAAATAACAACTGTCGAATCATAATTTATAATTTAGGAGAATATATAATGCCTTTGCCAAAAATCGACCAACCACTCTTTGACGTGACGATTCCCTCTTCAAAGAAAAAGATTCTCTTTCGACCATTCTTGGTGAAAGAAGAAAAGATCTTACTCATCTCTCAACAAGGCGGAGAAGACACTGATGTGATCAGGGCTATCAAGCAGATCTTAAGACTCTGTGTGCAAGACGAAGATTTTGATGTTGATAAGCTGACGACTTTCGATCTTGAATACTTGTTCTTAAAGCTTCGCGCCAAATCTGTCAACAACATTGTTAAGCTATCATATCGCGATAACGAAGATGATAAAGTCTATGACTTTGAATTAAACCTCGATACAATTGAGGTCGAAATGCCTGAAGGTGTTGATTCGACTATCAAACTGTCTGATAATATTGCAATGATTATGAAGTATCCAAGCTCGAGCATCACTGATAAAATCACACAGTTTGATAATGAAGTTGATCTCATGACATTCTTTATCATCAATTGTATTGATACGATCGTAACAGAAGATGAAATCTATCCTGCTTCTGAATATACAGACAAAGAACTCGAAGAGTTTCTCGATCAATTGCCAGTCAATTCTTTCGATTTAATTCGGCAATTCTTTGAGAAGATGCCGAAGTTATATCATAAGATTGAATACACAAATGAACTTGGTAATGATAGGAGTATCGAGTTAACGAATCTCAAAGATTTTTTTATGTGGCGCTGAGTCATAACTCGCTTCAGAACTACTATAGCATGATCTTTGCTTTGGCTCAACATCACAAATATTCGATCACTGAGATTGAAAATTTAATACCTTATGAAAGAGATCTCTACGTTGATTTGTTAATGGCTCATCTTGAAGAACAGAGACAAGAAATAGAGAGTAGAAGAAAGTAATGGCGTTATTTGAAACACCGGTTTCTGCTGCAGTAAAATCGACCATCGAAGGTACTTTCGGTCTAGCAGGAAAAGTAGTAGAAGCTGCTGGCAATGCCGTGCGCGGCGTTGGAGAAGCGGTAGGAGGAGCTCTCGAAGGAGCTCTTTCTCCTGCACCAGTAACTGTTATTAACGGTGTTGGTATGGCAGGTCAAGCCGGAAAGTCGAAAGTGTCTGGTTCGGGCACGATTCCCGCTTCTCCTAAAAAATCTGCACGTCCGGCAGTCAATCCAAATATGCCTACAGAAAAACTGTTATTAGTAGCAGTCAACTATCTTTCTTCGATTGAAAAAACTCTTGAGCAACAACTTCAGTTTGAAAGAAGAGCATTTCAACAACAAGCGCAGGCAGAAAAAGAAGCTTCGATCGAATCTGGCGGAAGCTCATTTCAAAACCCATTTAGTAATTTAGGAGAAAAACTCGACGCGATAAAGGATAACGCCAAAGAAAGAGCTGGAACTGTTGGAAAACTTTTAATCGGGGCAGGTTTGCTTGGTACGCTTGGCCTCGCCGCCCTTGGAAATTTAGACACATCACAATTAGAAGAACTAAAATCGAATTGGTCTGCTTTTACTGATAAGATATCTCCTATCATTGGTTTCGTTCAAAATTTTGCGGCAGCAATGGGCACAACAGCAATCGCAGGAGCTGCAATAGGAAGTACATTTGGGTGGAGAGGAGCACTTCTCGGATTAATTGGCGGGAAAATATATGAAGATGCTTATGGGACATTTAATGAAAAAACAGGACAAAGAGAAGGTGGTCAAGGACTGCTTTCATCGATAGTCAGTAATTTTCCACTCGCAGCAGTAGCTATAGCTCCTGTCACCGCTATTAAATTTGCATATAAAGGCATAAAAGCGGCGGCCGGTGCTGTGTCTGGATTTGTCGCAAGACAAGCTGCAAGATTTAGTGCATGGTTTGCAGAGAAAGCTTTTATACGTTTTGCTTTTTCAGCATACGGCAAAAATAGATTGTGGAATCTCTTTTTAAGATATTTAGAAAAAAAAGCCCAGCAAAGGCTTCTTGCTGAAATCGCTGCTGTCGCAGCAACTGCGGCTGCAACTACTGCTGCTGAAGCTGCTGTAGCTTCTACCGGTGTAGGTATACCTGTCGCAGCCGTCTCAGCGATAGTAACAAAGCTAATTGCAGCGGGTTTTGCTGCATGGTTGCTGTGGGATTTATATCAAATTTGGGTAGAATTCTCAGAAACCGCTGAGGCAAGAGCACAAGAAGCAACTGATGCCGAGAAAGCAAATGCATCGCCTGTATCTACAGCCGCAACACCTGATGCAACCCCAGTATCAAGTTCAGGCAATATTGCGGGTGCACCGACAGCTTCTGCAGCTCAAATGGAAAATCTTCCTTCAATTCCTGCGGATGTAGAAAAAATCCTTGCTACTATCAGAACACGCGAGTCTGGTGGCAATTATGGTATTCCACACCCTAATGGTATGCCAGGTCAAACTGCATCTGGCGCTTATGCCTTTACAAATGAATCTTGGAGAGGATTAACCAAAAAGTATAATATAGGAACAGAATATAGTAGTGCTTATCTTGCTCCTCCTCCTATTCAAGATGCTGTTGCAGCAAAATACATTGAAGAGATATTACAAAAAGCCGGCGGCGATGTTTCAAAAGTTCCACTTGCCTGGTATACCGGCAATATACAAGGAAAGATGTCGGCAAAAGCTCTTGCTGTAAACAATGGTATGACTCCACAAGCATATCAAGCAAAATGGATGGCAGATTATACAGGTGGAAAATATTCGGCTTCTTCTTATGATTCGCAAGGAGCAAGTTCGCAACAATCAGCCGGTGTTATGGGTTCTCTTGCTGATTTAGGTAAAGGTGCAATTGAAAGCGCCGGTAAAGTGCTTCAAGCTAGTCTTGGAGAGATGAGTCTTACAACCGGTTCGCAGTTATCTAATAAATTTAATAATAATATGCAAACTCCTGTAAAATCAGAATCTGCGGCAGCTGCCAAAATTTCTAAAATATCTACAGAATTACAAAACACTGTTGATTTAGGGAAATTAGATTCTACTAAAGCAGCAACCGAACCAGCATCTGCAAGTATATCTCCTATTGGAAAACCCGGATCTTCAAACGATAGTAAGCGAGATCACTTTGATCCGAATTACCCAAGCGATAGCTTGCTTATGGAAAAATATATGCAACATCAAAAATTGGTAATTGCATAATGGCTGAACCGGTTACGATTGGCGGCCAAACCTTCATTAAAACTGGTGATGGATGGGTAGATCAAAAGACAAAAATAAAAGCGCCCGAAGGCTTACTTAAGCTTCTGAATAATCTTCAATCTGAGAATTCTCTTTCTGAAGGCAAGAAGAAGCGTGTTCGTATTGATCCTTCTCGACCTGTTATAAAACTCGGTAAAACAGAATACGTATGGGATCTGAATAGCAACGTATGGATCGACAAGAAAACTAAAGACGCTGCCAATCCTGCCTTTAGTAAACTGATTGAAGCTGCTTATCAAGGTATTATAGAAGGTACGACCGAAGAAGAAAAGCTTTACGAAAGTTGGGCGAAGAAAGCTGCTGCTGGACAAGTCTTTGCAGGAATGGGAGCAACCGGACAAGCCGGAAAACAAAAAATAAAAGCTACTTCTGGAGGAGGTCAACTTCCTGCGCCAAGTATAAAAATTAATTCTCCTATCGTTCAGATGATAGAGAAGCTATCTGTCATTGATGGATATTTAAAGCAAAGACTAGCCAATGATATGGCATTATCTAATTCACAGAATGCGTCTGCAAAAGAACAATCGATAGAACAAGGTGCAACGAAATCAGATGCTACACCTAATTTAGAACAAGAAAAAGTCGATGCTGAAGTAGAAAAAGCAAATAAAGAATCCAGTGGTATATTATTAGGTGCAGCCGTTGCTGCTGGAGCTCTTTTTATATCTCAACTCGATCCGGTAAAAGAAACTTTTAATGCTATTGTAAGCTTTGCAAAAGGCGTTTATGATTTTGCATCAGGAATAGCTGGAGTTTTTAATGACGGCCTACGCAATATTGTAGGAACTCCAGAGTCAAGGGCAGCAGAAAAATCATCGACTGAAACTGGTTCTTCTGCAAAAGACGTAACACAACCTGCTGGTAAAATGCAACAAACCAGCGATCAATCAGAAGATTCCACATCATTTTCAGGTCCAAAACAATCTGTTGCTTCCGGTAACAAAGCTTCAAGCGGGCCGAATTCACCAGAAGAAATTTTAACTGCTTTTCCAGGACCTAAATCTTCTTCAAAGTCCGGCGCTTCTGGTGGAGCAACAGGATCTTCGGGTTCTGATGCTACTCGCGCTTCTTCTGCAACCGCTGTAACGCCTTCTTCTTCTGCAGCTACAACTCCTTCTTCTGCAGCGCCTGCTTCTGCAACTCCTGCGAATTCTTCTGCAACTCCTGCAGCTACTCCAGCTACTACGGCACCAGCTAATGGTACAAAATCTACGGCGCCGGCACAAGCAACTCAAACGGGTGGATCTTCTCCTAGCGCAACTTCTAATGAATCATTGAGTAAAGCTACACGACTGGCTGCTAGCCAAGTTGGTATTGGCGAATCACAAATAGGCAACTATTTAAGACAAGGTGGAGTCGGATTAGATCCGCGAAATGAAAAATGGTGCTCGGCATTTGTAAACTCTACGCTCGCTCAAGCTGGATTAAAAGGCGCAACTAATGTAGCCAATAGCTTTCAAAAATGGGGAGATAATGTTCCAGTATCTTCTGTTCAAGAAGGCGACATTGTTATTCAAACTCGTGGTTTAGGCCCAGATGTTGGTGGTGGCCATGTAGGTATCGCAACAGGCGTAAGACAAGGAAATAAAGTCGAGCTCATAGCCGGTAACACTAGCAATAAAGTTAAGAGATATTTTTTAGATAACAATGCTAAAAATGGATTGCAGATAAGAAGATATAACCCGCAAAAACCATATGGTAAAGGAGCAGTGGGAGGAGCGCCATTAGGAGGAACCGGAGATAGCGCTTTGGAACAAGCGATTGGAGCCGGCGTTGATTTAACGGAGGGCGCGATCAAGGCAGTTGGAAATATTCTAAGTGCTGCTTTAGGACCTATGAGTATTACTACTGGATCACAACTTCAAAATAGCTTTAATAGCACAATGTCAAGTGATATAGGAAAAGCAGCAAGAGAAAAAACAAATGCGATTGTCGATTCAAAAATTATAGAATCTGCAGCTGCTACGATAAAGTCGAGTTCAACAGATACAAAGGCTTCTGCGAGTTCTTCTCAAATGCAAATCGCTGAGTCGACTGGAGATAACGCCAGCATTCAATATTACTTAACTCGTATGGGATTTGCGCCGATCGATTATAAACAAGCGGCAACAGTATAAAAAAAGGGCGACCGAAGCCGCCCTTTCCCACCTTATCAATCTTCTTCGGCAAGCCGTTTGAAGAAATCAAGATCATCGTCATCATCACTGACTGTGGAGGTAGGAGCAGATACTGCTTCCGCCTCCTTGAATGTCGGTGCAGGTGCACGATATTCATTTTCATCCAGATCAACACCACGAATCTTTGCAGGCTCCGCAGAGAGTGCAAGGACTGTATTCAAACGAGTCTTGAGATCTTCATAGGACTTGAACTGCTTCAGATCTACAATTTCAGTGAGCGAACGCTCTTCATTGTAGACCCGCTCAAGCTCGGCGTCATCATCGAACAGTGGTGCGGGAGTATCGAATTCAGACTTATCGTAGTTGGGGTAACCCTCAACCTTACGAATTTTGAGCTTGAAGTTAGCACCTGACCAAAGATCGAAAGGATTTACTGGCTTCTCATCTTCGAACTGCGGGTTCATCAGATCGTTCAGCTTGTCAAAGATCTTCTTGCCATATTTGTACAAGAAGACTTTGCCTTCGTTTGCAGGATTGCCTGGATCCTTCACAACATAGATGTTGCTGTGGTATGCCAAGCGGCGCTTCTGCTTGCGTGCGATCTCCTTATCAGAGTCAAGACCAGTGTTCCAAAGAACGCTGTTATGTTCCGATACGGGATCGTCTTTACCGATGGTCGTTAACGACCGCTCGATATACCAAAGCCCAGTTGGACCTTGGAATCCATGGTCCCAGATGCGAACGAAGGGAATGTCTTCGTTCTTCGGCGCAGGAAGGAAGCGAATGACAGCGTAGCCGTTACCAGCCTTATCGACGGTATGCTTCCAATATTTGCCCTCATCGGGATCTGTATAGGTGGTATTTTGTTTAGCAAGTTCTTTCGTGAGTTTCTCGAACGAGGAATTGGAAGAACGCTTGAGGTCTGCAAATGACATAATTAATCTCCTATATGTCGGTTTTTTACGGTATGTTTCGATGTATTTCGATTGCAGCGAACTGCAACTGTATTTATCATGAAGTAAAGACGTCCTTGACAATTTTTCTGCACCGAAATGCATCATAATGAAAGAACGGTTTATACTTTAGCAGCTTCTTGTGGATGCTGGGCCATAGGACACCATCCTCAATTTTCTTGTTCCAATGACCGAAGAACCCGAAAATATCATTGAGGATAATCACCGTCTCGATAGAAATCTCGCGACGAAGATATTTTTTCAGTAAGAAGGGATGTTGCCCATTCTTTACAATAACACAATCATTGAAATTTGTACATAGTTTTTTTACATCTTCTTCAAAAATATAAGAAAGAGATTGTTGTCTCTTCAACCATTCGTTGTACACTTTCTCTGAGTTATCATCAAACAGATCACCGATCCATTTCAGATCGCCATCAATAAAGTTGGCGACCAGATATTTGAGAGGATCTTTGTGTTTTGACAGCTTGT